AACGAGCTGGTGGTTTTGACAAAATAGTTCCTAGTGAGGGGATTGTTTTTGATTACAAAGGAAATACATATAAGCTAACAGGAGTATTTGCACCCATCAATCAAATATTAGGAATGACTAAATTTTAGAAAGGTGAGCATGCAAGATGGCAAGAACAAATCGGCGTAGGGAGCCAGGCGAAGTTGTTAACCCAAACCGTGGAACAAAGAAGAATCAAAGACGTAATAGTAGGAAAAATAATAAACAGAAGTTACAAGAGATTGATTATACGAATCCCGATGCTTGGGACGAATACGATGATGATGAACACATAAGTAGGAGTAATGACTAGACCTACATTCTCAGAACTGTTTGTAAGTATTACATTACAAATAGCCCACCGAAGTTCTTGTGTAAAAGCCCAGCAGGCAGCCTTATTAATTAAAGACAATAGAATAATATCTTTCGGATACAATGGCCCACCTGCTGGGCATATTAATTGCGAAATTGATGGCGGTGAAGAAGTATGTGGTAAAGATACCAATGGTTCCTGTTTCTTGGGAATACATGCTGAACAAAACGCTATTGGCTACGCAGCACGACATGGAATAAATACCGAAGAATGCGTTATTTACTGCACCCAAACACCCTGTATATCCTGCGCTAAGTTAGTAGTTGCTGCGGGAATAAAAGAATTTTATTACATAGACTCATATAGAATATTAGATGGATTAGATTTCCTCAAACAATCCGGCATAAAAACCCAAAAGGTGAATCCCATTGTTAATTGAGAATGTTTTAGATAAAGGTTTTGTTGAAGTAATAGATTGCTTAGGAACCGACTTAACAGTAGCAAATAGTGCTCGTGTTAGTTTCGGTAAACGTAAAGATAAGTATGATAAAAGTGATGAACGACTTGTTCGTTACTTGGCGAAGCATAAACATTTTTCCCCATTTCGCCATCTGATTGTTCAGTTTCATATCAAGGCTCCAGAGTTTGTTACCCGACAGCTTTATAAGCATGTAGTAGGTATTGAAACAAGCTCATCCTCTATAACAAAGGATCATGCGTGGAATGAAATTAGCGGACGTTATGTCCCAGTTGAGGAATATTATATTCCCGAAAACTGGCGGCAACAATCGGAAGATAGTAAACAGGCGAGTGTCGGATCGGTTAAAGAACAAGAAGAAGCTGCCGAAGCCTACATCAAGGCGATTCAAGTTGGAAAGCATTATTACGAAAGACTTCTAGAACTTGGTGTAGCTAAAGAACAAGCCAGAATGCTTCTACCCCTATCACAGTATACAGAGTTTTATTGGACGGCTAGCTTTCAATCTATTGTAAATTTTATTGACTTGAGAGATAAGCCAGATGCCCAATGGGAAATAAGAGAATACGCAAAAGTGCTAAAAAAGCTGCTTTTTGAGCTTTATCCAATGACCGCCCAGATCTGGGATGACATCTACTGGGAATAAAAAAAATGATAAAAATTGTAATTTCCGTCATTTTGTGCTTGACAATACCCGTTTCATTGCTTATATTATTAGTAAGGTTAAGGAATAAACCTTTAAAGAGATGTGGAGAACAGTGCGAATGTTTTGATAGTAATAGTTTAGAATTGGGTTTATAAACGGAAGTAAATGTATTAATATGTCACACACTCAAATCTCATAAGGAGATAAAGATGGCTATTTCGTTGGATAAGATTAACTCGGCTCTTGATCGACTCGACAACAAGGGCGGCAGCAACAACAACCAGGACAATATTGTAAAGCTGGAAGAAGGAGAACATCAGCTTCGTATTGCTCCGTATAAGGAAGATCTAGAAATGCCCTTCCAAGAGTTGTGGTTTCATTTCCGAATCGGCGGCCGCACTTTCTTGTGTCCCAATAAGATGAAGAATGAGCCTGATCCAATTTGTGACTTCGCCACTACTTGTTGGAATGAGTTTACGAAGACCAAGGATGAGTCTTATAAGGAAATGTTTAAGACCATGGCACCTACTCTTCGTGTATACTTGCCAGTTATGATTCGTGGTGATGAAGATAGGGGCTTGCGTTGGTGGAGTATTTCGCCTCGCACTACCTATAAGGAGATTCTCAATCACGTACGCAGTGGGCTTCGTCAGAATGTTGACATTACCGATCCAACAGAAGGTTTGGATTTGATGGTAACTGTTGAGCCTGGATTTAATGGTTGGTTGATGCCGACCACTATTACCACTGCTTTGAAGCCAACAGCGTTGGCACCTAAGAAGGATATCAAGGATGTCATTGATACCATTTCTCCTATCGACTCTCTATTTGACTATAGTCCCGTAGAGGAAATGAAAGAGGCGTTAGAGAAGCACATTAATCCTAATGCTGATGATTCAGATTCATCAGCAGGAACCTCTATTGATTTCAGTAAGAACTCTGGCGGAACAAAAGGCGAGAGTGTTGCGGCAGAAGAGGATAATACTAACGATAAAATAAATGATGCTTTTGATAAGTTGTTGAAGTAATGGCAAGAAAGAAGATTGCAACGGACGGAGCTTCCTCTAATCGGGAAGACTCCGTTCTTAATGATATTCTTGTTGATAGTCTAAATAAAAAGTTAGGTGATGTAGCTTATATTTTAGGCAAAGGTGACTCCCCGCCAGAGGTCAAGGAATGGCTTTCAACAGGCTCTACGGTTCTTGACACTATAATCTCCAATGATGCTACTGCGGATGGTGGCATACCTGTTGGGCGTCTTACAGAGATATGTGGAGAGGCTGCTACAGGCAAGTCTCTATTGTCTTATATGATTCTTAAGGATTGTCAAGATAAGGGCGGTATTCCTGTATTAATTGATACAGAAAATGCTGCTAATGAGGATTTTCTTCAGCTATTGGGATTGAAGTTTTACCCCGAAGGAGATCTAGTCTATGTGCAGGTTGACTCGGTAGAAAAAGTATTCTCTGCCATAGAAGAAATCATTAGGAAAATCAAGGAAAACGATAAAGACAAGTTGTGTTGTATCGTTTGGGATAGTGTGGCTGGTACTTCTACAGATGCAGAAATCCAAAATGATTATGGTGAAGCCACTATTGGTATGCAAGCTCGTATGATCGGCCAAGGTTTGCGAAAGCTAATCCGATTCATTGGTAAACAACGAGTAGCGCTAGTATTTCTGAATCAAGTTAGGCAGAAGATTGGCGTGTTTTTCGGTGACGATACGGTTACTCCTGGCGGTAAGGCTATTCCATTTTTCTCATCAGTTAGAATGAAGCTTTATAGTGGCGGTAAAGTTAAGACGGGTAAGGATGTTATTGGTGTTGGTATTAAGCCAAAACTAATAAAGAATCGTATGGGCCCGCCTCATCGTGAAGCAGTGTTAAAGATGTATTTTAGTAGAGGTTTGATTGATGAAGAAAGTTGGTTGGATGAACTTTTGAAATCAGGCATTGCTGATAAAATATCTGCTCAAAAATCTTCTATAACCAATAAAGATAATGGTGAAGTGTATGAGTTTCAGAATAGAAAGTTTGTAGATTGGATAAGAAAACCTGCCAACGCTGAAGCTCATGCTTACTGTAAGACCAAAGTAAGAGAGTCACTGGTGATAGAGCAAGATCCTTTTAATAGAGAGGAAGAAGCAGTGGTTGAAGAGTTGGTAGGAGAAGAGGAATTGTAATGGTTGCAGTAAACAACAACGCCGCAGATGAAGTGGTTGATAAGATCAAAGAATCTGTGAGTAGGAAAAATTTTATTATTGGTGGCGTTGCTTGCGTTTTTATAGCGGCTGCTGTCCTAGCGGCCGTAGTTGGTGTCACTTATGTTGTTACAGGATTTTTAGCTTATTTATGGAATATAGGGGTTGCACCTCTTGGTATTCCAGAGGTAACATGGTGGCAAGTAACGGCGATATGGGTACTAGCTGGCCTCCTTGGCCAGATCATAAAAATATTTTTCAAAAGTTGAATCTAAATTTTTTTGGTTGATAGGCCATTTTTATTAAAAATTTTAGCCATATTTATATTACCCGAAGAGGAAAAACAAAAGTAGATGGGGTGTCAAAACCCTGTCTATTTTTCTCTTAGAGGGTAAAAAGGTTTCATTTTATGCTTGACAAGTTTGAAGAAAATAGTTATATTATAGATAGTGTTTTGGAGAATAAGTGGTTCCGACTCGCAAGAAATGAATGTATGAAGAGTATTCATAATACAAGGTTTGGTACCGTATTAATTCTTAAAAATGGCAAAGTATTTACTGGTTTCAATAAAGACAAAAGTCATCCAATGCTTAGGACGCATTATGAGTTTTTCGCACAAAGCATACACGCAGAGTTGGATGTGTTGCTAAGAGTAAATCCGTATCGTCATGCCGATGATATCTATGGATCAAAGATGTTTATTTATCGTGAGGATAAGTTGGGGTGGTTGAAACCCGCACATCCTTGCAAATCTTGTTATCGCATTATGCAAGAATATGGCGTAAAGAAGTGTTATCATACCACCAAAAATGGTTATAGTCTAATATACCTATAGGAGTATTTGTTGATGGAATCCAAGCCAGTCCTGTTTATAGATTTATTAAATTTGTATTGTAGAAGTTTTGCTAGCGTTCCGCTTACCAATGATAATGGAGAGCACGTAGGTGGTGTCTATGGAAGTCTCAATGCTTTACAGAGTTACATCAAGCGGTTTGAGCCCAGTGAGTGCGTCATCGCATGGGAGGGTTCACAGAGTGGTGAGAGAAGACGGAAGAAGTTAAAGGAGTATAAAGAAGGCCGTAAGATGGTGGGGATGAGGCGGGGTTTTACGACCTCTGACGTAGATGAAAAACAAGCCTTTGCTCGACAGTTGGAGTTACTCAAAAGTTCTTTGGATTTTCTTCCGATGAAACAGGTAGCTGTAAAATATTTGGAAGCAGATGATGCTATAGCGTATCTAGCTAAAAAGGTTATTGACAAGAAGTCGATCATTGTTACAACCGATAGAGATTATCTACAGCTAGTAGATGAGAATATCTCTGTCTTTAGGCCCGTAAAAACCAAAGATAATCCCACTGGTGAGATGATTGACTTAGAATGGATGCACAAGAAAGAAAACATTCATCCACCCAACTATGCACTTTTAAAGGCCATTGTAGGCGACAAGAGTGACAATATTAGTGGAGTCAAGGGTGTCGGTGAGAAAACAGTTCGTCGCCAGATACATCTTCTTTGGGATGATAAGAACGGCTATGACATTGACGATTTGTTTAAATGGCTCAAGAGTCGTAGTGAAGGTAAGTATCAAAAATATATTGATAATGAGGATCTTATTAGGTTAAACTATAAGGTAGTTCAGTTATTAGAGTTAGAAATATCTTTGGCTTCTATAGACAGTTTGAGAAATTCTTATATTTCTGATACACCAAAGTTTAATTCTTACAAGTTTCGTGTTAATCTTATGTCGGAAGACATTAGCCCAACTAATATTGACAATTGGGTTTCTAACTTTTCTATTTTAAATAGTCAACCTGTTATTTGAAGGAGATTTAAATTGGCAACAAATACTGATTCTTTTGAGTCGTTTGGAGTAGGATTTCAGAATAATGTTATTCAAGGGCTTTTAACTGATAGAGAGTTTTTTGAAAAGTCATTTGAAACATTGAAGGATGATTATTTCACTAGCGACGCTCACAAGACAGTTTGGACCGAAGTAAGAAAACTATTCAATAAGTATAACACTCCACCTACCTATGAGACATTGAAGGTTGAGATTTCATCTCTACCCGACAATCAACTCAAGGAAGATACGCTTGAAGTGCTTATTGACATTGAGACAAAAGTTAATCGACAAGAGATTGAATACGCCAAAGACAAGTCGCTGGAGTTTTGTAAAAACCAGTCTATGAAGCAGGCAATTCTTACTTCTGTTGATTTGTTGAAGGAAGGCAAGTACGAAGAGATTCAATCTGTCATTGAGAATAGTTTGAAGATTAATACAGAACAAGATTTGGGGCAAGACTTTTTCCAAAGTTTTGATTCAAGGCGCAAAGTGCATACAAGAAAAACAGTACCTACTGGATTCCCTCTCTTAGATAGTGAAAACATTTTAGATGGTGGGTTGGCTCATGGCGAGTTAGGTGTTGTGATGGCACCTACTGGTGGTGGCAAGTCATTCTTTCTTGTCAATCTTGGATATGGTGCGTTAGCTGCAGGTAAGAATGTTATTCATTATTCTATGGAGTTGAGTGAAACTCATGTAGGTAATCGTTATGATAGTCGTATTACAGGTATTCCCACAAAAGAACTACGCAGTCGTATGGTAGAGGCAGAGAATGAGCTGGCTCGTTTCATGGGCGGTAGCTTAATGATTAAGGAATATCCTCCAAAGGTAGCCACAATCAATACCATAAAATTTCATATTGGTAGATTGTTATCAAATGATTTTGAGCCTGATCTTGTTATTATTGATTATGGTGATTTGATGAAGAGTCGCCGTGGTTATGAACAGAAACGGTTTGAACTAGAGAGTGTGTTTGAAGATTTACGAGCATTGTCTATGGAGTTGAAACTACCTATCTGGACTGCAACTCAGAGCAACCGTGATGGTTTCAACGATGAGGTGATAACAATAGATAAGGTGGGCGAAGCTATCAATAAGGCTCATGTGGTTGACTTCTTTGGCACATTCTCACAGCGTAAGTTCCATGTAGGTAAGAACCGTATGGGTGAGGCCAATGTAAATTATAATATTGATATGAAGCCAGAATGTGCCTTTATTGATTTGAATGATGATCAACCAGCAGGATTTTCTACTTCTGATAAACTTAATAGCTTGTTGAGTGGTGGTGGTGATAACAGAAATAAAATAGGGAGTCTATATAAAACCTATAAGGATGGAGAATAATGGATAGATTTACGGTTACAAAAACAAAGCGTTGGGGAAATGCAGATACACAGATTTCAAATGTTTATAGTGTAGGTAGAAATAAGGCGAGGCGCGATGATGTGATTAGAATAGCTAACGATCTCATCACTAAAGAAAGTCTTCACACTAATGAGTCAGTAGAGTTTGAGGTTATTCTGTCTTATGATAATGGCAATAGTGAGTTTATACATCGCGTTGAAAAAGAGGGGAAGAAAAGTCTCTAATGCCAGAGTATAGTTGGGTTTGTGAGCAATGCACTCATCAGATGACTAAGAGGATAAGTATTACTAAATACAACCCTAGGGAAAAAGTTTATTGCCCTAACTGCGGCACAGAAGCAAGAAGAAAAATTGAACAAGTAGGATTAAGTTTTGGAAAAGGATTTTTTAGAGATGGTTATGAAAGTGCTAAGAATGTAAAAACTAATACAGATGGAGAAAGTTAATGGAGCTATCCCAAGAAATTTTATCAGAAGTAACTGTACACATGAAGTATGCAAGATATCTGCCCGATCAACAACGAAGAGAAACTTGGGATGAACTTATTACACGCAATAGGGATATGCACATTGGCAACTTTCCTCAGTTAAAGTCAGATATAGAAAAAGCCTATAAGCTAGTATATGATAAAAAAGTTTTACCTTCTATGAGATCATTACAGTTTGCAGGCGGTGCTATTTCTCAAACCCCAACGCGTATTTATAATTGCGCTTA